TGACGAATGACGGCGTTTGACCAAGCGTGGGATGTTGTCAAAGCCGAATGGGGCGAAGGTTTCCGTGTTCATGGTTTTGATTTAGATGCCCCAGCAGTTACCGAGTTGGTTGGCTTACGAAGAAACTTGATGGCGGATCCGGGTGGCTACGGCTGGAATATGCACGACATGTCACCGAGTCGTGGTTCGGGCACCGGTGTTAGCGGAACATACTATCACGGAGGTCCGTTTGACCCCTTTTTCGGTGGTCAAACAAAGACTCAATTAGAAAATTTGATGCGTTGGCTTGAAGTAAATGAGAAAAAGGGTGAGGAAAACCCAATGGTGTATATCCCACCGCCTAAAAATCCGATAGCAACAACACCTAAATTCCGAGATTTTTCAATGGAGTTGTTGAGAAATGTGATGGATGAATCTTCATCATACGGCTACCCGACCGATTATACCATGAGTCCAAGAACCCCGAAAGGGTCATTCCGTCAAGGTTCATTTAACGCTGGCTTACCAAGAATTGCACCGGCACCAAAAACCTTTGAAGAAAGGGTTGATTTGATGGCAAGTCCTTACACACTGGATTATGGTTCGTATTGGGGTAATACTGATGATTTGATTAATCCGGAGGGCGATATGAAAAGTCTTGGTGGTGAAACACTTTTACAAAGCAATAGAAACCGATTGTTTGACTATTTAGGCAGAACCCCATTAGTAAGAGGTATCATGGGTAGCGACATTGGTAACATTGACGATCTTGAATATAACTGGTTTAATGACCCCGAAGTATTACAGGAATTGAATGCAAGGATGCGAGATACGGGTGGCCTTTCACCAATGAACATTTTGTTGGGTGAGTATGGTCATGATGCTGTTGTTCCCGTAAATTCAAGAGCAAGAGGTTCTTCATCGGGTCAAAGAGAAGTTACGGAGGGTAGTGTATTGATACCAACCAACCCAGTTGAAGGCTGGGATATTGATTATCACCCTATGGAAAGCGGGGCTTTTGAACCATTAATGCCACACCATGTTGGCCGCTTTATTGATGAATTAGATAGAACCCAAGAGATTGTTGATGAAACGGAAAGGGGTAGGAAATTAGCGGAGATGCGTAGGAAACGGGAGTTGGGGATATGAAGGCTTTTGAAACCGCCTTTGCCTTGCTCAAGATGCCCATTGACTGGGATAGCGTTACCGAGTTGGAACCATACAAAACGAGAAAAAAAGGGCGAGCAGTTACTTCAAAGGGGCGAGCAACATGGGTTCACCCCGGAACTGGCGAAAGGTTCCCAATGGTAGTGCGTTTGAGAGAATTACAAAATCGCAATAGAGATGCGACAAGGCGAATAGCAAGTGTCAATGTTGGGCACAAGTATGATGAAAGGTTTGAGGATGAAACGGGAGAAATAGATCCGGAGAAAGACGGGTTTGAAGTGGAAATGGAAAGGCATAGTGGCGGATATGGGAATGACGATACTTTTGGCGAAACTGGTCCTGTTCAAACATGGAATATAGCAGAATTAGATGGTTATGATTCGGAAAAAGACTCAAGAATAGTGCCCATGCCGGAGGTTGAGAGGCCATATCAAGGGTATGGGTTGGGCACTGACATGTATGACCTGTTGACACACTACGGCATCAAATTAAGACCCGATAATTCCCAATCCCCACAAGCAAAGCGTATGTGGTTGAGAAACGCAGGTTTTGATAGAGGAACAGCCGAAATTTTCAGTGATGATGCTATGCCAAGATCGAGGTATCGGGCACTATTAGACCACGCTAATTATACTTGGCGGGGGCGTAACGAAAGGGAGGAAAATGATAATGACGCAAATCCAAACAGCGTTTGATACTGCTTGGCAATTAGTCAAGATGCCTTTTCATGGCACTACATCAGATCGCGTTGAGAGCATTCTTCAAGAAGGCTTGAAACCAAGTGATTGGGAAAACAGCAACAAATTTATTGGCGGTAAAGGTGTCTATGACAAACCGAAAGTGTTTGCTTCATCTATACCTATGTTTGCCAAAGTTTATGCAATAATGGCGGCAAATATGCCACAAAGACGGAAAGCGAAGGAACAAGGCATAGTAAATCCGGGTGTTAATTTATCCACACCCTATATTCAAGATGATGTTAGCCGACCGGCACTTATCCGCATTGACCCATCATTTCCGTTAAGACAAGGTGAACACCCCGAAACCTATCGTGATTATTTGTATTCAAATGTCACAATCCCTCCCGAATTTTTGTCGCTGGCTCACCAAACCGATTTTGATGTTGATGGTGTTATTAGTTATCCCGAATTTGAAAGGCTGGCGCAAGATTCATTCAAAGATGCTGATTTACCGTTTAAAGATGAACCAAAGCGAAAGTTGTCTTGGTATGACGACGATCCTGATGAAACAGGATATTCACCCACATTGAGTCTTGAAGAAATTGAAAGGCGGGTGATGCGTGAATGACGGCGTTTGATACTGCTTTTGCCTTGCTCAAGCGATACACGCCTAACTGGCGTGATGAAGTAAAGGACATAGCACCCCTTGAAGATGATGAAGTGCCATTTATTGACGAATGGGATAGTGATGATGATGAAGCAAAGGCCGAGATGGAGGGTTTTATTGGCAGTGGGTCGAAAGCCCATGTCTTTGAACATCCGTGGAGTTATGAGCATGTTGTCAAGGTTCCTGTTGACGACCCATACTACCGTGAAAGTTTCGATATGAGGACTGACCCCGATACAATAGAAACCCTGCAATTCCTTGAAGATATTGGCTACCCCATAGCAACCGAGATGCCGATGGGTAGCGGGGCTTCGGTTCATACTATTCAACCTAAAATGCGCCATGTATTTGGGAGGCCACACCACGAAGGCGACCGTGCAACGGCTGACCGTGCCCTTGCACACCTATTGGCCGATAGGCATAATGCTAACTTTGCCGTTGATAGCGCAGGTAAGAGTCGCATGATAGATCTTGAAGCAATCGGTCCAATGGCTGATTTTTGGCCGAATACTGGTGCCGAAGGGTTCCAAACCGAATACTTAGACCCACTAAAGATTCAACACCCTGTGTCAAGGATATTGGATTATTTTGATGATGAAAGATACTGGAATAATATGCGTTTCCGTAGTTGGTTACGAACAATGGAGGAATTAGAACCATTTTCGGATAACCCTAACACGCTTACGGTTGACGGTAAGCCACATTGGTTGGAGGGGTATGATTGACAGCGTTTGATACTGCATGGCAATTGGTAAAAATGCCCTTTGTTCATTCCGATAAAATACCGGAGATGGCATGGGGTGGTGTCTTGGGTTCAGTTAGCCCTTATGAACATGAGTTGGCTGATGAAGAAGAAAGTTTTTGGGTTGATGATAAAGAACGCCCAATGGCTTGGGGGTTGCACCGAGATAAGGATTACAGAACGGGAGATGGCACACATGTTGGTGCTGAAATTCCTTACTTTGAATTACACCCTGCAATAAGAGGAAAAGGAAAAGGTCGTGAGGCGTTGATGCAATATATTAGAGAATTGAAGGAAAATCCGTATTCTCCAATGCGTCGTGCGTCAAAGGTCTTGGCTACCGAAGTTATACCTTCGTCAAGAGGTTTTTGGGATAAGATGGAAGATGAAGGCATCATACAAGGCTATTGGGAGGAATGATGATGAGCGCATTTGATACAGCATGGCAATTGCTCAAGGAGATGCCACGCTTTGCTGTGCATCGTGGTCGTGTTCCTGTCGGTGAACCCATAGACCCAAACATCAATCACGATTATTCAATGCTCGCAACACATCCTCATAACGAAATTCTAGATCGCCCACACGGTGTGTTTAGTCACCCAATAGCAAATAATGAAAACGAAGAATACCGTATGCCTCTTGATTTCTTGCTTGAAGATTTACGCAATTTAAGAGTCCGAAGGGATGCACAAGGAATGAATAGAGAAAATGATAGACATTTTATTATTGACATGGAACCATACAAGAAAGAAACAATTGCAGGTAACATGAGGGCGGCTGATGCGTTGGGCTTTTTATATCAAAACTTGGAAGAAGCAATATACAACGCTGATGAAGGAGATTGGGAGGGTTACGATCAGGATTACCTTGACGAAATGAAAGAAATCATGGCTCGCAAGTATAGACACTTCAACAAACCAGTTGAAGATTGGATGGGTGATGAAGATGATGTCCTTATTGGAATGGATCAGATTACTGATGTTGGAATGGCGGATTTGAATTTTGAAATAACAGACCCTTTTGGCGGTAGTAGTGTTCTTTCAATTGCCGATGATACGGACATGATGCACGAATTAATTACACAACGGGCGATTGACCCCGAAGATGTATTGCCTATGTATGGCAATAGTCAAAAGAAAATCCGAGAATGGATGGCTGACAGGGTGCGTGGTTGACATGACAGCGTTTGATAGAGCATGGGCATTACTCAAAGCACCCTTCGACATCTATCACCCCAATGACGGTAAGATTAGCACTATAAGGCATAGGCCGTTGTATTCCGGTGGCGACCGCATACATGATGATTTTAGGTATTGGACAGGCGATATTGACGAAGCACTGGCCTATGCACTGTATGGTTCGGCTGTTCCTAATATTGAGATTAGTGACTTAGAAGATACAATACCAATGCGTGAAACATATCCAGCAATCAAAGTAATGCGAAACCCACCCGATGAATACATACCACTCATGCAAGACCCACAATCGCAAGGTTACATAGATGATTATGGAGAAATGGGTGGTGAATTTATGGATGAAGATGAATTGTATGCCATGATTGCTTCGATGCTACCCGATTACGATATGACACCCGAAGAAGAAAAGCAAGCATACAGGGGTTGGTCATACAATGACGATGGTGATGAAGTAGCACCACGAATGCAAAAACCAGTCAACCCTGTCGGCACCACCGGCTTTTACCACACTGATGTGGCAAGAGATGAACACATGGCTGGGGCTTTGAACAGGTTACGCGATCAGATGTCCGGTCGTGTCGCTTTGCCCGATAAATTTCTTTATTCAACGGAAACAGCGTTCACAGACCACTTGAGGGATATGGACTTTGAAACACTGTTGGATAATTGGTCAATGATGGATGATGATGAAAAGGATTTCATAAGACGAATCAATCCTCAAGCGGCTAAAGATTTGGATGGGATGATGAGCGATGGAGTCAATCGAAGATAATTCAGTGGGGGTCTTGTTATTAAAGGCGATAGGCGTTATGTTACTTATCCCAATCCTTATCATTTTACTCCCCTTCGCCTATTTGTATTCGGTGGTGTTTGAGAGATGAATTACCGATGCCCAGTTTGTCAATCCACCGAAATGGAGGCTGACACTGTTATTATGCAAGGTAAGTGGAGTCGTCTAATCAATTACGCTAATAAGAAATTCGATGCTGTTTGTTGTAAAAACTGCGGCCATACCATGCTTTTCAAGCAAGATGCAAGGTTTAGCATATTGGAGGCGATTCTCGGATGAGCGCATTTGACACCGCTTGGCAATTGCTAAAAGCCCCTATCCATGATTATCCCGAAGATATATCCAGTGGTAGGGATCCTCGCTTTACTATGATGCCCGATATGAGAATGGTGTCATTGGAATGGCCGAATGATGAAACCAGCACGGGTGAACCGTTTTATTGGCAATCTAAAGATACAGAAGCAAGAGGAACAATGCGACCCGAACATGGGCGCATATTCCTTGACCATTTTGAAATTGCAGAAGCCCTAAGAGGCAAAAAAATGTCCGAAGCCTATCTCCAAGAAATGATTGACGATGCTATTGCGGAATATGGCGATATGCCCGTTCAAGTGGGGAGAATGAACCCCGATGCCGTTGGTTTTTGGGATAAAATGAAACAGCGTGGTATGGTTCAAGGTTAAGCCTTCTTTGACGATATTACATCGTCAATTCTTAGAATCATGGTCGCAGTTTCAACAGCCGACTTCAACGCTTGTTCAACCACACGCTTTGGTTCATACACACCCAATTCACCCATGTCAATGATGCCACCGGCTTCGATGTTAATACCGTGATGTGTTTTACCTTCGCTGTGTGCCTTTCTCAACGCCATCATCTCATCAACAGGGTCAAGGCCACCGTTTTCAGCCAGTGTTCGTGGTATGACTTCAAGTGCTTGGGCGAATGCCTCAAGTGCCATTCTATCACGGCCACCGATTGTTAGAGCATGGTTGGCAAGATCTCGGCTTAGTGCGGCATAGATAGAGCCACCACCAGTGAGAACCTTGCCATCTTCGTATGCAACAGCGACTACACCAACCGCATCGTCAAATGCACGCTCGATTTCCTCCACAAATGGTGCTGTTCCACCACGAAGTAGCAGTGTTACTGCATGAGAGTTAGGTGTTGCGAAGAAGGCCATAGGCAATTCGCCCACTTTCTTTTCCTCAAGCGTTTGGCACGAACCGAGGGCTTCATCAATATCATCAAGATTGTTGATGATACCGGCACCAGTGGCACGGGATAGCGACTCCATATCGGAACGCTTTACCTTTTCAAGTGCAAAGATGTTAGATTTAGCAAGATAATGCTTGGCTAAGTCGTCAATTCCCTTTTGGCAAACTACGATTGTAGCACCACTGTCCACGACACGCTTTACCAATTCACGGATATATCCTTCTTCTTGCTCTAAGAAAGCGGTGATTTGGTTAGGATCGGTGATTTGGATGTTGGCATCCATCTCGGTTGTCTTTACTTCAAGTGGGAAATCAATCAATAGCACCTTGCCATTGGTTACACTGTCCGGCATAGCGGAATGGCATCGCTCTTTGTCAATAATTATGCCACTGATTAACTCGCTGTCATAGGCATCGCCCCCAACAGCCTTTACTACATTGATTTCAGTTAGGTCAACCTTGCCGTTGTTGGCAAGTGCTTCGACTACATCAACACAGATACCTGCAAGGTGGTCTTTGATTGATGCTGATGATTTACCAGTAAGTGAGGTTTGTGCGATAGGTAGCAGTAAGTCTTTGGTGTTTTGACTGTAATCTTCTATCTTGCCAGTCAAAAAGAGGCCACCATCACGGAATGCACTACAAATGGTGGTTGGGTGTATGTTTTGTGAAATCAATTCTTCGGACTTCTTGAGCAATTCGCCCGATAGCACCACAGCACTGGTTGTTCCGTCATAGCATTCTTGCTCTTGTGTCTTAGCGACTTCAATAATCATTTTGGCCGCAGGGTGGTCAATGTCCATTTCACGGAGGATTGTAGCCCCATCATTGGTAATAATCACATCTCCGCCTTCATCAACCAGCATTTTGTCCATGCCTTTTGGTCCGAGTGTGCTTCGCACTGCTTCGGCCACCGCTTTTGCGGCGGCTATGTTGTTTGACTGGGCTACACGCCCATGACTTCGTTCTGTTCCTTCTTTGAGAATAAAAATCGGTTGCTGTCCATTTTGCCCATACATGTTGCTCATGCTGTGCGTTAATTGGTAAGCATATCAAGGTTGTGATGGTTGACAAGGCTAACAATATAAACCAACGCTAATTATCTTTGATGAGGGCAACATATTTCAAACGGGGGTAGCATAGCCTGTTCATGCCGAGCGTAAGCAATAGCCAGTTGCTTCCCGATGGCACCCCCCGTATCTCACTACAACCCGCACCGTCAAAGCCGTTTCAGTATGAGGGTTCGGTTGCTGGTTTAGAGCCAATAGAGGACTACGATACTGAAACCGTGCAAATGGATGATGGCGACAGTTGTTGTTCCGATGCGAAAGATAAACTCGCACGGGCTTGGGCGGAATCGAACAATATGTCGCCAGCAAATGCTCAACGCCTTCGGACAAATCTTGATGAAATGCCATGCGACCAATTTAGACAATTTATGGAAAGAGATGATGTTGCACAAAGTATGATTTCAAGAGGAAATCCAGCAGGGCATAAAGTATTAGCAAGAGATCGTCAAATCCTTGCTGAATGGGATGAATGTGCAAGTGAGAATTTCAGTGGTGATTTCACCGCATCAGCAGATCCGTTTGAAGCGGCATGGGATATAATGCAAAAACAAATAGGGCGTGATGATTTTGGTTACAGTCTTGCTGTTCAACCCCATTTGATGTCAAGTCAATTTGGTGCTATGCCAGCCGAATTAGGTTTGAGGCTTCGTGGTAATATACCAATAAACGAGGCTTTGCGCCATCTTGAAGCCTCACAAGACTTAGAATCATACGCACGCACGAAAGGGTTTGAAACAGCCGAAGATGTAGGACTAAGAGAGGAAGATTTTGATGATGAATGGGAATATTATGAAGCGATGGCTGAAATGGGCGTAGGTCAAGACCCGTTAGATTTTTTAGAAAACGAATATCAGTATTTCCGCCCCGGTTATGCAAAAGATATGGCAGTGAACCCAAATACAGGTAAGATTAGCGATGCTGAAATCCTCCGTGTGAATATGGAACCGTTGGGGCACCCCAATATTAGCCGAGAAGCATTCCCGCCAATAGCAAGAGATTCTATGATTAACGCACTTGAACAAAGAAAAGATGCGGGTGCTACGGTAGCACCTGTGTCCACAGGGGCGATAAGTGCTTTAGGTCAAGGACCGATGGTTGATGTGAACCCAGCATTTGCCGGAATGGGGTTAGGTGCGACCACGCTTGCTGGTTTGTTAGAAAATACAGGCCGGTTAGAAGAAAATCATTTCAGTCCGGCTGGACTTGCTACACTGCAAAGCCTTGCTCGCAGGTTAGATGAGGCGGGGATAGAGCATAGATTGGATATGGATCCGAGCGTAAAGAGGCCAGTAATGGATGCCCAACAGCAGTTACGGAATTGGCAATCAAGTAGTGCCCGCTATCCACATCAAGGTAATGTCCGAATGTCAATAGGTGACGGCACACAATTGACCAATCAAGGAACGCCCGATAATGTGGGCATAATTACACATTCAATAAATCAGCAATTAGACAATGAACCACCATCAACAATAGATGAATTGCGTCAAATGTTTGACAGGTCAAAACGAAGAAGGCATATTATGACCAGTAGCCAGCCGCCAACATTACTTGGGGCTTTCCACAGCCCATTCTCGGCACCTTCTTTCCAAGATAGAATAGATTGGGGTGAGTAAGTGTCGCCAAGTCATGCTTTTGAAGCCGCATGGACTTTGATAAAGCAAGACGATCTTGATGATGTGCCCGATGAAAACAAATATGGCAATTGCTATGATACAGCATACGGTCATATTTGCATGAATCCCGACCATAACTTAGTCCATGCCGAAGTGACACCATTGTTCGGTCCGTTAGCAGGGCGTTCTTATGCACACGCTTTTACAACATTCACAGGCGAAGATGGTAAAAAGATGGTTTATGACCCATCAACCGGTTTTACCATGCAAGCCGATGTGTATTACGCTCTTGGGCAAATAAGAGAACCGAATGTTGTCGAATACCCCGTTGAAGAAGCACATAAGCAAGCCGCACAAAACATGAATACCGGACCGTGGGGCATCGCTGAAAACTGGGCACATAGCGACAGGGGCGAGGAAGAATGATTCGTTTCAAGGGCGGTCAAGGTGGTAGGCGCATAGCGCAAGACCAATATGACGCTATGCGTGCCGACTTGACTGGTAAATTGGGCATGAGTCCTATTGTTCGCCATACCGGTTCAAAAAATAAGCCTCACTACCGTATGCTACAAAGAAATGCACTGGCAAGGGCTGGTGCTACCGGTATTCAAACGCCATTTGGCGGTCCGGCCAATGATATTCTCAATGTTTTACCACAAGGTGCCAGTGATTACAATGAATTGGACTTTGGCACTGCCATGTTAGTGGATGCTGTCAAAAATCAAGGTAATGAAGGAATGACTGTGGATTGGTCAATGCTACAAGGACTTGACGACCAAGCCTTGAAGGATTACTTCAATAGATACATACGAGGTCCGAACATGACCCAAAGACGGGCTGGGGCATCAATACCCGATGATACACTTACCCATTTCACCGCTTTGTTGAGGGATAGACCTTATTTGACTGATGAACAGCGTCAACGCTACGCTTTAGCACTTTACAGGAACAAAAGAGCAGGGTGGAGAGGACAGGTTCGTTATGCAAAAACCCCGTTTGAAGGTATGCAATTCCCAAGCAATCCTCCCGATGTGCCAACAATGCGAAACTTACCCACTTCGGAAAGCCTGTTGAATTACCGAGATCCATTACAAAATGTAAATGTTAGACAGGGAGATGGTGCCGAAGCACTGGCTGAATGGGATATTGACAACAACAAATTGCTCATAAACGACCCGCCCTATTCGGGTGAGCCGGGTTCATACGGGGTTGGGTTTGACCCAAGACCGACATTGAGGCAATTAGAAGAAAGAATACAAGAAGGCCAACCAGTCATGGCTTTTGACAGTATTGCGCCCATTGAACAATACAAAGACATCGGGTTGGACACTACAATCATAAACAGGCCGGACAATAGCGGTGCTAACCCATCACTTCGTGGAGATAAGTTAGAGATGGTGGGTGTGGCTAACATACCCGACATGGATGGCCATTCAATCAATGAATTACTACAAAATCATGGGTATGGTCGTTTCTTGCCGAAGGAGAACAAGCAAACTGATCTGATGGACTTTATGATGTCGGAACCCCAAAACGCCTTTGAAAGTGGGTGGGCTGTGCTGAAACAGGAGGGTTTGTTTTGATTGACGCTGTAACTCGCAGGTTGGGCAAGTTGTTAGTCAAAGCCGTAGGTGATGAGGGCGATATGCTCTCATGGGATAAATACCGATGGACTGGCGAAGGAAAACCGCCCAAAGTCAAGATTAGTGAATTTATAGAAAATAATCCGGATAAGTTTAATGAATATCTTTATCCCAACGGTCAACCACGCTTAATAGACATGCCGCTTGAAATGGATTACGACTTACCAGTATATGCTGATATAAGACAAGATTTGCCGGAAAATTTACAACAAATTGCCCCGATGGAATTTGGGCACTATGGTTCTCCGGAAAAAATGGCTGGTCCTTCCGTGATGGATTCGACACCTTTAGCATGTATTTTCGCAGATAGAGATAATCCGAAAATGGCATGTGGGCACTGTTATGCTTGTAAGGGCAATTATCTTTACAACAATGTGCAATTAGGACAATGGCGGAATCTTGACCGTATGCTAACTCATCCCGAAGCAATAGCCGCCGCATACAGTGAAACTTTGACACCAAGAGCCATGTTAGCCCGTGAAAGGCCGACCGATGATGTAGTGGCGAGAGGATTTTCAGCCGGTGATGCAAGAGGACCGGGTGCATTTGCTATGCTTGACCAAATAGCACGAAGAAACCCAATGACAACAATATGGGGTTCAACAAGACAGATACCATACTTGTATGACTTCCTTGAAGCAAGAGGTTTTGAGCCGGATGCTATTGCGCCAAACTTAGCATTACAAATGTCATTACCGGGTAAAATGTTACCCGAACAAGTAAAACCCGATAGTAACTTAAAGGTAACAAGTAATGTTGTGCCCGACCGAGATGTTCCGATTGGCTTTTTATCTCAATTAAAAGGCATTGACGGAAAACCCATGCTCGGAATGACCGGATATGATAAACTACCAACCGATGGTGAAACAAACATTTGTCCAGCGACAATACCCGGTAACCCTAAAAAGTGTAACAAGGTGTTCGATCCATTAACTGGTAATTTGAAATGCCGTGCTTGTTATCGAAGGGGGGCAAAAACCGTTTATCTCGATAACACTAACGCCCTGCGTCAATTGCCTCCGAGTATGAGGGAAAAGGCATTGAATGAGATATTCAATCAAATGCGTTCCGATTCGGTCATTTAAGGCAATTCAGTTGGCGGATTGCGTTCTGTATGCGATATACCACCAGCACCAGTAGCACCGTTGCTACCCTCACATGTTCGCAATTGCTGAATTATCATATTGACCAAGAAGGCCGTTTCAAGGTTTTGTGGAACACCGTTGGCCGTTCCCCAAGCGTTCAACCATGTAATATCGGAATCAAACAAACGCTGTGGTCGTGTGATGTTAGCGATTTCTAATTGGTCATTTATCCAAGCCTGTTCGTCTTGTAGTATGGTTTCAGCCCCAGTCATGAGATTGCACCACGATGTAGTGCCCGATGGGTGGTTTGAATTGCTTGAGTATAACGGATGTCCAAAATGGTGCAATACAGCGATTGCCGCCCTGTAATCAAAATCAGCCGCCAACCCCTCATTTGTGTGTCTTTGAATCCATGAAGATAAAACTTCGGGGCTGTTTGGTATTGCGTTTATTACAAAATAATATGAACGCATGGCTTTCACTGCATCGGGCATGTTTGCTGATGGCATGTTAAACCCGAAGTCGCCCTTCTATTTAATCACAACCTTCATAGCCTTCACAGGACTGGGATTTATACATGAGCCGACATGTTTCAGTAGTTATGCCGGACGATCTGTTCGCAAAATTAGAAGCGGAAAGGGGGCGTGAGTCTAAATCCTCATTCGTCAATTTTGTGCTAAAGAAATATTTTGAAGATAAGAAGGGGGCGGAATAAAATGAATCAACCACAAAGAGTGCCACCGTGGCAAATGCCCGATGATGGAAATAGAATTGACATTAATCTAATCGCTATGTTACTATGGCAATCATTGTTGACTGGTGTTTCAGTAACCGTTTCTCACTTAGATTGGTATTTGCCCGAAGCAAGTCCGGCTGAAATGGGATTACAATATGGTTTGATTGCATTTGGTTTCCTGTGTGTGGCTATGGTATTGTTTCATGTGGGTGGAATCCGTGATTCACTTGCCCTGCGTGCTGAATTTGCACAAGAAGGGCGATATGATAAGTGGCATCGAAATCAAATGCGACTACAACAACGCCGTATGAGAAAGGACTACCAAATGCAACAGGATATTGAAATGTATAAGCAAAACGCTTGGCAACAGGTAACAAGCCCACAAAATCAACAGACATTTGGCTTACCTAATGACGGAGAAGATTCTAAGACTGAAACTGAACAGCAATAGGTGGTGCGGTAGCATGTGGCCTTTCAACACAGCACAAGAAAGACAGGCGGAAGCCATGTCAGCGATACTTGCCGAGAATGCTTATGACCGAAGAATGGAAAGGGCGGCATGGACTGTAAAATCTATATTGGCTTTCTTTATTGGTGCAAGTTTGTCATTCTTCATTCTTTTAGGATTAGATGTATGGGGAGAAATAAGCCCGCATGGTGTATGGAAATGGATCAGGGGCGAGTGATTGTGAATGGCAACATGGATGTTTGCTGGACACCTGCTGATGGGTTCAGCGCAAATAGCAACCTATGTGTATAGAGTATTGCGACCCCATAAAGTAGCAATATACGGTCCTTCATTGGCAGGTAAAACAACACTTGACCAATATCTTACTGTTCCGGGTGATATTGACCCAATTCCTTTAGAATTACGAACAACACACGCTGTGAAACACGGTAAGTTTCAAATGCCTCACGCTACAAAAAAGCAGGTTAGATACAAAGGGGATAGAGTGCCCATCACTTCAAGCGATATAGGCGGTCAAAGTCAATACTGGAATATGTGGGCGGAGGACATGGTAAAGCGAAAAGCAAACATCATTTTCTTTGTAGTTGATGATAGAATAGCATGGTCGGAACCTGCTATGCAAGAAGCAGTAGCGGGTTTCAAATATCTTACAGATATTATTGTTAATCACAAGTTTCCGACAACATTTAGCAGATCTATGAAGAAGCGTGCGAAGAAATACAAACCCAGTGTAGTGTGTTTATTGTTAAACAAAATGGATGTATGGTGGGATAGTCAGTCACAAGCAATATGGGATGCCGGACTCAAACGACAACACCCTATGGTTGCACCTTTTCAAGATGATATGCGAAGATTGCGAAAGTCGGCAGTGGCTACAAATGTGGAGGCAATATCAGCGCAGTTTGGCTTACGGGTTGAAGAAGCAGTTATCCACACAATAAATTTAATTTAAGGGGGAATCTTTTTGATGTTGTCAGTCCTCACAGGGTCAAGGCGGTGAGAGAAGTATGCGTATAAATCCATTTGGCGGGGGCATGTCTTTGAAGGGTCTTACCGATGATGAGTTGAATGTTCTTGCCATGCACACTGGCATTTCAGTGGACATGTTGAAAGCACAACAAAGAGCCGAAATGGCAAGTGCTGGTTCAACAGGGGGTGTTGAAGGAGAATCGTTAATCCCAACAGTTGAGTTGAAGTTGGTAACTAACCCTAAGAACCCACGAAAGGCAAGAAAAAAGAATATCAAAAAGATGAGAAAGGCATTACGCCCACCATCATACAATCTTGGCCTATTCAAAATTTACAGATACAACGCCGCACACGAATGTGCTTGCTGTGGTGTTGATGTTAGGCGTTTCCTTGAAGGTGATAACGCATACAACCATATTGTTGATGAGAAAACCGGTTTATCTTTGGCTGATATATATTGGTTTGACGAAGATACCGGACAAGCAAGAAAGCCACATGCACGCACGCATGGAGATCACGGAGATGAAATGAATAGCACACTTTGTCCAGCACACTTGCACATTTACCACACCCTGCGTTGCATGTTAGAGGAACATGAAATGGAGGATGAAGGGTTTGGTAAAATTGTAGCAAAGGGCACACGATTCTTGAAAGTGCCGGGTCTTGGTGGTAAATCGTCGGCAAAGAATAGGTCAACACCCGAATCTTTGGCAAAATACGCACCGTTCTTTCAAATGATACAGCAAGATGCCCAATACAGTAAAGGTGTAGTGTTGAATCAGCATGTTAATCCGGTTACGGGGGTTGCTGATTTGGTCACGGTCACATTCGATATGAGAGCCTTGCAGTTAGAACAAATGAATCAAGGTAATAACATAGCAAATGCTATGATGCAAACGCAACAAAATTTGACACCGCAAGAACCAATAGCGGCAAAACAAGGGTGATGAACATGGGATTTTTTGGATTAGGAGGAAATAAGACACAGCCAGCACAACAATTTGGTGCGCCAACAATTGCGGCTCAACAGCAAGGATTTGGTGGCAACATGATGGGAATGAACAACAACATGGGTGCTATGGGCATGATGCAACAGGCACAGAACCCTATGATGCAACAAGCCGCTAACGATCCTATCGTAGCGACATCTCAATTGTTAGCCATGTATGACCCAGTTTCAAATTTTGTAGTATCACAAAACATGGCTTTGGTTCTAAATTTGGTCGGTGAAATTGTCCAATTGTCAATCAAAGAATTTTTCAACAATGTTTCATTCAAGTTAGAAGATAATAAACTAACTCTTGACGCAGGTTCAATGCCAAGCGAGATGGCTACAATGTCGCAAGAAAATCTTGCTTTGACATTACAGACAGCCCAAAGTGCGGCACAGAATGTATTGAATGCAAACCAACAACAATTACAAATGTTCCTTGCCGCACACCAGCAAGGTATGATGATGAACACCATGACCCAAAACCAGCCCGGTTTCTTCGGCAACCTGCTTGGTGGCATTATTGGTAATCAAGTGCATCAAAACGGTGGTTTCGGTGCCACTATGGGGCAAGGTGTGAATATGGCCGCTAAAGGTGCGGCAGTAGGATTGTGATAATATGAATAGGGCTATGGAAATCGGTTGGGCGATATTGAAGAATTATGAACCAATGGCGCATTTTGAAACGGCTAAACCGCTACAAGCGGATAGAAACCCTCAAAACCCGTCAAGTGGAAAATTTGACCCGACAATGGGTCGAGCAAAACGCCCGCTTGACCCTCAATCTAAATCAAAAGCAGGGATGCGATACTTTGGTAGGAAAGTAGGTCATGATCGGCCTTATGTTTCCGGAGATAAAGACGCACCGCCTAATGTAAGTGGAGAGTGATAATATGGGAGAAAACGACGAGTCGGCAATACAAGGAGAGGTTTCAATTTCATCGGCAACATTGGATATATTGAGTCCAAAGAAAATGATTGTGGAAAGTGCGACAATGATTTACATTATCGCCTTTATTCTGTTTTCTTTAGTGGTATTAGTATGGAAAGGTCCGGCTTTGGGAACAAGTGCAGTAATGGCTATGTTTTTTGGTTTGCTATTGACAGGAACAATAGCAATCCGCCAGTATGCTTCCTTTCGGTATTAACGGGCGAATAGTAGCCCCGCCACCACAAGCGTATGCAGTAGTGGAAATACCCAAAAGACCAGTGGTTAAACACGAAGCACCGAAGGTGTGTCAAGCGACCAAAAAAGACGGTCAACCATGTAAGAACCACCCAAAGCGTGGAACCGCTTACTGCGGTGTTCACACACCAAAAAAGTCAAAAATGAAATAAGTTAGTTTGCTATGCGCTAAACATGACGGGGCGTAGGACAAGAGCCAATTGTCCATTCTGTCAGCACCCACAGCGTGATAATTACGAAAGAATGATTCGTTTAGGAACGCTTGAGGTCGAAGAATTAGATCGTAGTCAAGAATGGCCGGAGGGCACTGCACATAGGCACATGCGTAGGCATTCGGGTGATTACCACAACAATAGCAACAGCGAATGCCCTGTATGCACACACCCCGAAAGAGCCAACATCGAACAGGCTGTGCTTAATCACATTGTTTCAATTGAAGATATGGCTACCGAGTTAGACATCACAACCACTGCTTTATCACAACACATGGAAAATCACACCACACCAATTATTCAGCGTGAAGTGACTGTGGAGATGTTGCCAGCACGGATAGATAGTGCAAGAACCGCTATGCGCCAAACTGAAAACAATTTACAGCGTTTGAACACCTTGTTCAATGACCATGTTGACTTAATGCGTGAGGAACAACAGGAAACTGGCGCACTTGATTACAAGGGTCTTGACACGGCAGTAAAACTTCACCGTGAAATTCGTGACACTTTGGGTGAGATTGGGGAATACCTTGAAAAGTTAGACAGCGTAGGTTCTAACGAACAGGTCAGTGTCCTCACTGTCATACAAGCACATTTTTCCGAGAAATCGCCCGAAGAATGGCGTGTTATGCGTAAGGCATTGGCCGATGCGGGGGTGCTTGAAGATGGACAATAAAGCGTTTGATATTGGTTGGACTTTACGCAAACGCAGGGGCGTTCATGGGAATAGAGAGCCGTCAAACATTATGATGCGTAGGCTTGACCCCGATAGACTCCAAGAATTTGCCCAAAGGTTCCACGATAATGTATTGGCACAGATGAATGAAGGAACATACGAAGTGCCACGAATGCGACACCCATTTGCGGATATGGGAATGGATGATGAAACATACAATAAATTTGTGGATGCTGGGTATGTTGATGAAGATGGCTACCCTATGATGGATATGGCTAAACCATATCGTGATAGGGATGGATGGTCGTCAAAGCCAAGTGTTTCACATGGAGATCAGTTTGTAGTGCAAGCACCTAATGGTGAATTTTACATGATAAATTCCGAAGGTGTTGGAGGGGTAATTGATGCTAAAAATCCTTATGGAATGGATATTCACTTAGAGGGTGAAAATCCTAATGAAACAGGTAAGAGAATGGGTATGATACCTATGGGTGGATTTTCCATAACTATGGATGATTTAGCCGGACTAATGGGCACAGAAGAAATACCATTAGAAGAAGCGATCCGTGTGCATAACGACAGGCTGGATATGAATTATGCCGATAATCTAAGAGCCATGAGGGCTATGGGAATTGGTGGTGGAAAAGGTCAATACGATGATGCGTTCAAGGAGATGATGGAATGAGCGATGATAAAGGCTACCAAACTATCCCAGCGTTGATGCTAAAGCACACAGACTACGCTGATTTACTACACGGGCGTAATGACATATTCACTATGCCCGAAGCATTACAGATGTGTGATGCACTTGAAGAAGTGGTATGTGTTTGGAAAGAAGGACTTGATGCCTTCGGTCTTACAACACAAGAGGCCAGTGCCAGTGAAGCGTTGGGTGCAGTAATTACTGTCCGTATGGCGTTTCACGATCTGCAACAGGCACTACCGGAGATAAGCCGAGATGAAGCAACAATGATACTCAAAGAAGTGGCAAGAGCGTTTATGCCTTTGTCGCATTCTTATGCAAAGACACCTATGTTGGCACAGTGGTATAAGACACTACCAGTAAGGGTGGCTGAAACATACAACCGGTTGAGGGGGCAAAGATAATGAATGACGATAGTGATAGAACAGTTACCATGATGGCTATTGGCGATTCCGCATTTTTGGCCGGATGGGATGTAATAAAAGGCGGAATGGACAAAGGCGACAACGCCCCAACAAACCCAAGTCTATGGGCACAAGCCAAGAGCAAAGCAAGGTCTAAATTCAAAGTCTATCCATCAGCATACGCTAATGGTTGGGCGGCTAAATGGTATAAATCCAAAGGCGGCGGCTGGAAAAAGAAGGGTAAGAAAAGCAAGAAGTGAGTCCGATGCCCGAATTGAAAAAGAAAAAGTGTTGCTGTGGTGCAAACGAAGAAAACCCATGTGCCTGTATGAAGAAGGGCGTAATGGATTGCTCGGCAAAAGAGCCGATGTGCCAATGTTACAAGGATCTTAAGAAACAAGGCAAGCACCCAGCAGACATGAAGAAAGCATTTGATATTGGATGGGGATTTTTGTGATTCAATATCCAGCGTCTTACATGTTGTCGAAAGATTTGAGGCGGTGGTTCAAAGAAAAGTGGGTTGATGTTGGCCGAAAAGACAAAGATGGCAAACACCCTCCGTGTGGTCGTAGCGATGCTGATACATCGTCGAGAGGCTACCCAAAATGCCGACCGTCGAAGAAAGTAAGTGATAAAACTCCAAAAACAACCAAAGGGATAAGTGCTAAAGAAAAGAAGGCTATGACAAGGAGAAAGAGAAGCAAACCGCAGGGAGTAGGAGGGAAACCAACAATGGTAAAGATGTGTGATTGTGATAATTGTGTAACGCTGGCAAAAGCCTTCGTGATTCGTGAGGAATTACTGAAAGGAGAAGATGAAGTGCCGATTGAAGAATGTGCAGGTTGCGGTTTAGCGCACGGCTCACCCAACAGTAAATACTGTTCCGAGATATGTGAAAGACAAAATAAAGTCAATAAAAGCCAAGACTTGTTAATTTCAGTAGTATTGAAAGGAAAGAAGGAAAAGCCGTTTCATGGCTACAACCCAAATAGACATAGCCGCAAAGGTGGTCTAAATGCAAAGGGTCGTGCCAAATTCAAAAGAGAGCAAGGCTCAAACTTGAAACCACCCGTCACAACCAAACCAAGCAAACTCAAACCCGGCTCAAAGAAAGCAAAGAGGCGAAAGTCATTCTGTGCAAGAATGGGCGGAGTAAAAGGACCGACCAGTAAAGGAGGCAAATTGACTCCTAAAGGTGCGGCGTTGAAAAGGTGGAATTGTTAATGAAAGGAGATATGTCGCCGAATTGCCCAGCCTGTGGGGCTAACCCACATGAAGAATGTCGAATGCCAGTCCATGATGCACAAGCAATAAATTGTGCAAGGAACCCTATTGCTTTAGATTCTATTAGAGATGATAAAAAGGAAAGTAGTTTGTTAGAAGCATTAGACGAAGGAAAGTTTAGCGGTGGAGGTATGCTTATTGCCGACCCGCCTTACATCAAATTAAAATCAGCAAGCAACAAGGCAATCAACACTGGTTTTTCAATTTTGAAAATGAACCCACGCTTGCCGAAGGATGGCTCACTTGACGGAGTATTGAATGTAAAGCCCGACCCACCAACCATGAACGCTGGTATGCCGAGAGATCCCGATTTGTTGGCTCGCTTGAAGCGAATGTATGGGGATAAACCAATGAAGAAACCCAAGAAAGAACAAGAGGACTTCGACCCCGAAACCGCCAAATACGGAATTAATAATTTAGAGTGATACACATGCCAATGTCTAACCCACGAAGAAATGTAGGTGAAGAATCCATACGGGTTCAAGAATTTACAGGTGGATTTAGACCCCGTGAGATGTTAGGCGATTACGATGTGAACGCCAATGAAAACTCCGATGGCTTATCTCATGTTAGCCAGTATGGTGCCGCATCCGAAGAAACAATGGAACAGTTGGATAGGGAGAAAAGGCGAAAGAAAGCACTTGAAGAAATGAAAGGCGAAATGCCGCATATCTCAATCAAGCCGGAAAAGATTGCCGATACCCTAAGTAGCACGCCAATGAAAGTGGGCGAAGATGCTCTCAAGGAAACTGGTATGGGTATTGACATGGATAGCACGGGCATTGGCATTTCACAGGGGCGACAAGCGGGTTCTATTCGTAGGGAAGGTCCGGGTATGATATTTGGGCGTAGCGAAGATGCGTTTGAAGATGCTTGGGCTGTGATGAAAGACGATGATGAAATTCCCACCCCCGATGAAATACGACAAGATTTAGAGGATTTCATGGCTGAAAGATTACAAGACGATTACTTTGAAATGGATCCTGAACAACGCAAAACAAGTAATCAATTCATGCTTACAGATGTTGCTATGACTCCAACAGGCCAACCATTCATAGAACAAGCGACTGGGGATGCACAGGGTAAGATTGACCCTAAAGACGAGAAAATAACCCGTGAAGGCATTGTTGAACACGCTGAACACGGATTGGGCGGTTATCATAAAGATGATTTCAAATGGTTTGTTCCGACTCCAATAGGGGTAGCACCCGATTGGAACAAAGACTTACCGAAGTCAGCCGACCCTGTTTTGCTCTCGGACATACTCAAAGCCAAGCGTAAGAAGCGTGGGCGTAAGTATGAAGAGGATGAAGAATCCGAAGAAGAAGAAACAAAGGCCAAGAAAAAGGGCAAGCGTGAAAGAAAGCGCAAAATGAAGCGTGGTAAGAAAGAAGCAAGCCGTCAACCATACAGTAAGACAAAAAGGCGTGCGGCATCAGCCGAACAAAACCTTCAACGCCATACTAAGCGACAAGCATTTGCACCACGAAGAATGTTCAGTGGTAATCCAAGAGCAAAAGACATGCCGTTAAGATTGCGTGACCCTGTTGCGTATCAAAGAAAGTTAGCGGCTGAAAAATTCCGTAGGGAAATGGGTGCGTTGCCAAGAGGACTCTCGGCTCACGCTGATACAAGAGGTATCACTGGCGAAAGAGTCCAAACTATTGGAACAGGAACAAAATTACCATCAAGCCCAGCAGGTAGCAGGGGCACGAAATTCGTAAGGCCAAAGACGGCTGAAAGCGAAGGGGTGCTTCTTCACGATGCACTGGGCGGAGAACCGTTAGCAAAATCAAGTCTATTGAGTCGAGGCGTAAAACTTAGCGGTTTCAAGATAAACGAATTACAATCACTAAAGAGGGATTTGAAAAAATTGTTGGCGGCAGTTGAGAAGTTGACCAAAGCAACACCGGAGTTAGGTGCGGAGGCCAAGCGTGGCAACCAAGCCAGCGAAGATAAAAACAGTGCCCCAACGGGTGCCACTGAAAATCTAAAAGGTTGGAAATTTGAAGATACTTCGCTCTTGCCAGTAGCAGGTGCGGGGGCTGGAAAACGATGACATTACTTCGCAATCCGTGGGCTATACTTGACACATGCACAGTCCGTATCGCCAAAGGTATGGGCATGTATGATTTTGATGCTCTAATTAATGGGTTGATTGCGAATCTTGGACCTAATGGCTTGACAAATTATCCTATGGCCGAACAGGATATTGCAGGTTCGCACTTAGTGGGCGTTGAAGCCGATGCTGTGTATGAAGCGATATACAATGCCGACCCATCAGATCCCGAACACTTGACAATACAAGAGGCCGCAATAATATTGGCCGGACCACAAGAAGGAATGATGCCAGCATACGAAGCGGCACTGAAAAAAGCAATCAATATAGGTTCAGCACACATTAACAAAGCCGTTGAAGTGCAAAATGCACTATACGACCAAAAGCGACAAGAGGCGGCACTTACCGGTAAAGGGCTTGACAAAATACCAATGGATTTGCCTATGCCGTTTTCTATGGATATGGGTCAAGCAGTATTAGCACCCGAATGGCGTGACGGTGTATTCGGTCCTCAAAAGAATGAAACACCGTGGCAATACGATGCACAAGGCGTGCCACGCTTGCGTGTGGGCAACCGAGATCAGGAAAACTTGATGGCTGAATCTTGGAATAGGCCATATCATGAAGGGCTAAAACATGTCCGAGAACAAATGGGTCACAAAGGTAAAACCAACAAAAGTATTGACGCAGGTAAAGTAAGGCCGAATGGATTGTATGTAAATCATGAAGCATACAAACACAGTGTTGATTTGATGCGTGGTTTAGCACAAGAAGCCCAGCGCACAGGACAACCTGTTACTGCTGATATAGTAAAGAACGCTTGGCTAAACCACCCTGTTCTAAGCAAACACACACCATTCAACCGATATGACATCTCACAAATATATGGGGTAAGACGACAAGATGCGCTTGCTCAAGGTGCTATGGTTGCCGAGAACCCCGATGTTGCCCAGCAAGCGGTTGAAGCACAGCAAAATGTTGGCGATGTCCAAATGCCTCAAAGTCCTATGGATGGTTACAAGACATGGTTTGACGATTTCAAAAATAAAAAAGGAACAGATTTGTATGCCAACGCTGGAAGCACATGGAAATATTATGGTCCGAAACTCCACGAACAAATTGTTGGCAAGTATTATGATGAAGGCAGTGGCCGTGAGGCACCCGATATGGAAACTGCTATGCGTCTTGGCACAGGCAGGGCGGCAGTTGATAGGCTTATTAGCGGGCATATCAAATATCTTCAACAGCAATTCCCCGGTATTCAACCATTAGGCAATAGATTACAACCGGAGGTTCCGCAACAACCAGCACCACCACAAGGTGAGGTAGTGCAACCACCACAAGAGCAAGTTATAGAACAGGCTCAACAAAGGGCTGAAAGGCGTGCTGAACAACCAAGACCACCACAACCCCCAGCCGAACCACTACCACCACCACCACCCCCTGTTCCAGTGGAACAACCACCACCACCAGTGCCAATTCAACAACCGCCTCCACCCGTGCCAGCACCACAGGTTCCCCCTAATATTCCACCGGAAATGCCCAATGATCGCCTAAACGCTTTTCAAATGCCACAGGCTGGGGTTGACAGGCAAGACGGACCGCCAAGATTTAGACAGGGTTGGAGAGGAATGGCAGATAAGTTAGCATATCTAACTGGCAGGGGGGCTGGCCGACTTGGTAATATCTTCGGAAAAGAGGACATAGAGGGAATGCTTGAACAAGTCCAATGCCAATTGGCTTTACAAGATGAAAGCATTGTCAAAGCAATACCCCGCACACCAATGCAAAAATCCAGTGCTACCGATCTTGCCATGATGGCGGGTGTAGTAAATCGCCCTGTTTCCGATGTGGTTGCTATACTAAATAGTAGGGGCGACTGGCGTGAGATGTCTAAATCTATGGATGTTCCATTAGATGTTATACAAGTAGTAAAGGTGGTGTTTCAGTGAGAAAGCATAATGAATTTAGCGCAGACAGGCTCGCAAGGGCACGAATGATAGCCGAGCGAGATGCGGTTGACAAAGGATTTAAGGATTTTATGAGGAACCCAATTCAGCAAACTGCTGGGGCTTTTCAGCGTTTAGGTGATGCAAATGCTGAACGAAAGGCAAGAGGTCAATACGACCAATTAACACCCGACGCACAAGCAAAATTCAAGGATGAGGCAGGGAATGTTCTTAGCCGTGAAAACTATGCTAATAAAGTCGGTGACGAGCGAAGATTGGCAAGAGATAATAAGAGGCTGGGTGCGATGAATGCCGCAGTTGGTAATCCAACACCAGCCGCACAAAACCCACCAGCACAAAACCCACCAGCACCACAAGGTGGTGGAGGGCAAAACCCAGCACCAGCACCCGCACCACAAGGGCATATTCCCGGACTTGGTATGTTTGGTGGAGGGCAACAACCAGCACAAAATCCACCAGCACCACCAGCACAACAAGGTGGTGGACAAAATCCACCAGCACAAAATCCACCAGCACAAAATCCACCAGCACCACCAGCACAACAAGGTGGCGCACCAGCACCAGCCGCAGGGGGCAACCAAATGCAAAATGCCGCTAATCAAATGGCCTTTGGTGCCGATGCCGCCGCACTGGCAAGAGGCAAGGGAGGCGACCAGCAATCATGGATGAAGAACCGTTCATTTGGTGGAAAGGTTGCCGATGTATTGTCAATGGGATTGACAGCAAATATGGGGCAAACGGGATATGGCGCAAGACGACAGGCTAACCAGCAAAGTAAAGACCAAACAGACCGATACAATCTCGCAAACCAAAATATGGCTATGCGTGCGGCTGGAATGCAACCGCAACAATTGAAATTTGCATCAGCCGAGCGTATTCACAATTCGATAGAACACATCTTACTAAGAAAACAAATTGGCCGGTGATAACATGGATAGGTATGACGATCTTCTAATCAAAGCCCGTGAAGAAATGATGGGCAAACAACCACTACGCAAAGGTCGTGATTCTAAGCAATTATTTTCTCAAGTATGGGAACAGGTGATGAAAGCACCACGACAAGACGACCCATACGGTTTGAGGGAGTCTTACGCACAAACAAGACAAGAGCAAAAAAGACAGGATAGAGGCAATTTCAATACAATGGCACCACAACCAGCAGACCCCTTCGGTCAAATGAATGAGGGTGCATCTTTAGAAAGCGCAGGGCAACAACCACCAACAGGTATGGGTGCTAACTTTAGTCAAGGCCGAAGCGAAACCCGTGACCCAAACAAGACAGGTATGTTTGGCCGAGCCAAGCAAGGTATTAGTAGTTTCATGAATAGATTTAGACGACAACCTGCTGAACAGGAAACGACTCAAGGAACAGTGGAAAGTGCCAGTGGTTCACCACCAACGATGGAAGAAAGAAAGCCGAAAAAAGAACCATTAGGTGCGGCTGAATCTTACCGGAGAACATGGGGCAAAGAACCGGATGAACAGTGGCTTATGCAAAATGACCCCGAAGAATTACAGCGAAGGCAAGAGCAACAGCAAATTACATCAACACCGCCATCAATTGCTAACAAGTATAGAGATGTTGACCCCGACAGTCCATCAAGCCGATTGGCCGAAATGCGTGAAGAAATGGGAGGGCGAGCCGCCCCAACAACCCCATCATCAATGCAAAGCATATATGATAGAATCAATAACGATATGAAACCAATTGAGCCACAGCAGACATCTCCAACGGAGGCAGGGCTTAACCAAATGAAAATCACAGAATTTGCACAGCCAAAGCGAGATTTAGATAACGAGTTAAGAGAATTTGGTATTGATAGCCGAGGCCAAAGGGTTGAGCCTCCACAGGAAATGGAGGAAACAGAACCTATGACTGACAAGCCTTCGGCTGACGAAGTGGCAACCACAAAAAGAGGTTCGCCAATACCAAGAAGGGCATTACCAATGGGAAACATTGAAACACGGGATGAAAGATTGCTACCGGAAAAGGTGGAATCCCGTGAACCCCAACCTATGGCCGATAGTGGAAGAAGGAAAAGGACATTCACTACCGCCAATGAAAGAACCGAACAACAAATAACCGATCAACACCCCGAAGCAAGATACGAAGATGGTCGTTTGAAGCAAAAAAATCGTAGGAATAAGATAAGAGAAAAATACAGTTACGAGGGAACACCGGAGGATGAACCGAAACCGCCTAAGAAGGCCGCACCTAAGAAGGCTAAGAAAGGTCCAGCCGCAAAGGCTGTGAGCAATACAAAAAAGGGTAAAGAAGTTGCCGAAGCAAACAAGCAAGCCGCAATTGAAGGCACCCAAGAAATGCGAGAAGAAGCACCGCCTAAGAAAAAGACTGGCACCAAAGCCCAAAGAGGTAAGAAGCCAGTAAAAGAGAACATAGAAGGTGCCCAAGTTATGCAAGAGCCAGCCAAGCCAAAGAAGGCATCGGCAAAGAAACTTGTTGAGAACACCACTAAAGGAAAAGAAACAAAAGGTCAAGGCGTAAAACCATTCCCAAATAAGCCAACACAAAAGGCAAGGCAACGCCCTAAGAATGAAAAGAAGGCAAAGGTCAATGAGGGTAATGAAGCGGCGGCGAAAGCCCGAAGCGAAAAACGCCAAGAGGCTAAGGCTAAAAAAAAAGAAGCGGTAAGTGAGCCGGAGGAAAAAAACTACACAAAATACATCTCCGGTTCAAGCGATAAAGATTATGTCAATGAAGTGGTTGAAGCGGCAAGGAATGGAAACGCATCAGCCATTAGTCGTTTGAAGAATGATAAAGGAGATTTAGTCGATCATCACGGATTTAGTGACGATGAAATAGATGAAATAACGGGTTGATGCTAAATGAGTAATGGCATCCATGAGTTAGCGAAGAATGTTGACTGGGAGATGGGTCGCAGGGATTTCAAGTATTTCTTTGAGGACATTTGCGGAAAACACGAAAACTACATGGTTGCTGACTTTCATCAAGAATGGTTCGACATGTCCGAGAACCATAACAAGACTTGTGTGATTGCATCCCGTGACCACGGTAAGTCCGTTTTTTACAGGGTATATTTACTTTGGAAAATGGCTTACAATCCCGGCACAGAAGTCCTATTTTTCTCACACAGCCAACACCAGTCAATTGAACACATGGCTAAAATGAATGAGTTGATTGAAACAGTGCCAGCATTACAGCACTTGAAACCTAAGCGTGGGTGGGCGAAGCAAAAATTCAAATTCACAAATAAATCATCTATATCGGCTATGTCCGTTGGTAAAGCGGTTCGTGGTGCCCACCCCGACATCGTAGTGCTTGACGATATATTGTCCAGCGAAGCGGCAACACAGTTGACACATGTTGCTTCTTGGTTCTATACTGCTCTATTGCCAGTGCTTCACCACACAGCACAGTTGTGTATCGTCGGAACACCATTTTCATACACTGACCTGTATCAAGAGTTGAAAGGACTCAAAGGGTATCAAGTTAGAGAATACCCTGCTATTAATGAAGAAACAGGTAAGCCACTTTGGCCGGAACGCTGGTCGCTTGATGCACTGCAACAAAGAAGGGGAGAAATGACATCAATAGCATTTACCCGTGAATATTTATGTAAGCCGATAGCCAGCGAGTCAAGTTTATTCCCAATTGAAATGACCGAGCCGTGTAAAGATGAAGATTACGCATTTGTTCTTGACCCGTATG